CAGACGGAACACGCCGCCTTTGATGGAGATGCGCTTGGTCGAAGCACCAGCGCCGCCGCCTGTCAGGGCTTTGGCTGTGTCAGACAGCTCGTTGTTACGGGCAAATGCGGGAACATTGGACGAATTGAAAAGCGTGATATTGCTCATGGTTACGTTACTTTCTTGCTTTGGTTACACGAATATCAAACCCAGTGACTGAGTTCAATCCCGGCGGAAGAACGCCGGGGTTCTCTTCTAAAAACTGCGCCATGTTGGTTTGGGCGATGCGCTTTTCCAACAGGTCAACGACTTGATGCTCAAGCACGAATGCTTTGAACGAGTCCCAGTCCTGAGTGTTGTAGCGCGTCGTCTTGGTCAACGACACAGTTCCGAAGGTGGTATTGACCGATGTCAGGCCGAGCGCCTTCATCTGGTCCTTGATTGCAAGGCGCACCTCTGTGCGAGCCTCTTCGAGTTCGGCAAGCTCTGCATCGAGCTTCTCTTGCCGGGCTTTGATTTTGGCATGGATAGCCACCAGTTTGTCGAGGGGAATTGCTTCCACCGTCGCCACTTCTTCGACGTCTTCAGTCATTTGCTTTCTCCTTATTTATGTCTAGCGTTGGACAGTTTACATGGTTTTTAATTGGGTGCAACCCCCTTTCAAGAATTTATTTCAAGTGTGAACATCTCGGTCAAAAGTGTGCTGTCACTAACTTTCGCTTCGAGGGCTTTGAACATCTTCTTCTCCACGGGGGAGCCTTGGATGTGGATGACTGTCACCTTGTCAGAGCTTTGCCCCTTGCGGTCGGCACGGGCGATGCACTGGATGTACTGCTCCACGCTCATCAACGGGCCGTAGAACACCACGGTGTCGGCCGCAGTAAGGGTAATCCCGTGGGCAGTAGCCGCTGGCTGCATGACCAACACCCGTGGCTCCGGGTTTGTTTGGAACCTATGGATGATGTCGCCCCGCTTGGTGGCTGTTACGCCGCCGTGGATGCACTCGTTGGGTATACCTTTGTTTGTCAGGTGGCGCTGGATGCTGTCGATGGATGCACGGAACAGTGCAAACACAATCACCTTGCGGCTTGTCTCCTCCAGCACCTCCTCCAGCACGCCAAGCCTTGGCGCAGCGTCGAACTCCACCACCTCCTTGGTGTCCGTGAGCGCAGCCCCTGCGCTGATTTGCAGCAGCTTGGATAAGCTGGCAGCGGCATTGACCGCTGTGATGACTTCTCCGGCAGCTTGCACCAGCATCTGGTCTTTGAGCAGGTTGTAGTACTTCACTTGCTGCGGTGTCAGCGGAACCTCTCGCGTCATGGTGATGACTGGCGGCAGGTCCAAGCACTGATCTTTGGAGAACCGGATGGCCGGTTGCAGCGCAGCAAACACACGGTCCTTGGCATCAGGTTTTGGTGCCCACTTGTACATGGTGATCTTGTTCATCACCGCATCACGCCAACCCGTAAAGAACAACGGCACGCCATCAGGGTTGACCAGCTTGGCCAAGCCATACGCATCAGCAGGGGACTGCGATGCTGGAGTGCCCGTCATCATCCACAGATGCGTTGACGGCTTGAGCACGGACTTGAGCGTCTTCCACCGCTTGGTGGTTGGGGTCTTGTACGCGTTGGCCTCATCCACAATCACCAGATCAAAGCGGCCATCATTGACGACTTCTTCTGCAATCAGGTTCAACCCATCGTAGTTGCAGATCACGAACTCGTAGTCCTGCTGAATCATCTCGATGCGGCGTGATGCCTTGGCATGGTGCGCCACGATTGCTGATCTGTGGATGATGCTGTTGTTCAAGTCACTCAACCATGCTGCGTGCATGATCGACAGTGGGCACAAGATCAACACACGCCGAACAAAGCCAAGCGTCATCAAGTAGTCAGCAGCCCACAGCGCAGCCAGGGTCTTGCCAGTGCCGGGATCGTTGAAACAAAACGCACGCTTGTGCATGGTGAGAAACGACGCTGTCTCGATCTGGTGCTCCATCGGCTTGTAGCGACCGGGCCATTTGTAGCGGCGTGTGATCGGTGACTGGATGTCTTTTACGCCAAGGTTCTTCAGGACACGCGCTTCGTCCAAGCCCCAGTACACAGCAACATCGAAGCCGCCATCATCACGCTCGATGACTTTGTGCTTGGGGATGATGCGGTACTTGTCAGGGTTGCGCGTTCTGAAGACGACGGCTTTGTCGTCAATAATTTCCACAACTCTCTCCTTTGTTTTATTTGTCGCTCATGTTGGCTTTGGGACTGCGCAGTCGGGTGTTGCCCGGCGTTGACTTGCCTCCTGCACGCAAGGGCTTGATGTGGTCGATGTGCTTGCCTGCACGGTCCACGCCCTCCTTGTCGTACTTACGACGCGCTCGCTGGCGCTCGACCTGATCGGCTGTCTCGCCGGTTGCTTTTTGCAGCTTGTAAGCATGTTTGTAGTTTCTCTTTCCGTTTACTTGTGTCATATCAATCTCGCTTCTTGTTGAACTCGCACGTCTTGACGACGCACCAACCACACAAAGGCGTAGGCTTTGGATTCCATACGCCCGTCGAATGTGCCTTTTCAATGCGGGCGACACGTTCCCGATATTCCCACCAATGATCCTCGGCCTCGCCGCGCAGGTAGCTGGCTTTGACCAAGTCGTCCTTGACCACGAACAAGAGAGCGCCAGTGACTTTGCGGATGTGGGGAAAGTGAACGAACACCATCAGCGCCATCAGCTTGAGCTGCTCCCTGTCGGGGTACTTGTTGTTGCCAGTTTTATAGTCAACCACACGAGCTGTCAAGTTCTCATCGTCAATGATGAGCAGGTCAGCAATGCCGCGAACCCATACATCGTTGTCCATGAATCCGCAAGGGCGCAGATCGGCTGTCACGCCCATCTCGTGCTCACACAGCTTGCGACCGGGCTTGGCCTTCAGCGCATCGAGCGTGTCCTTGACGAACTCAAACTGTGGCGGTAGCGGCTTGTCGTCCTTGATGTAGAACTCCGCCGCCTCGTGCAGCTCCTTGCCGTAGATCGTTGCTTGTGTGTCCGTGAACGGGTAGCTCTTGAGCACCTTCACTTCGTGGTAACGGCGAGGGCAGCCCTCGTAATCTTTGAGGGCCGAGTGTGACCATTTGACTGTCATTGAGATTCCTTAAAAACGAGCCGAGGCAATAGCCTTGGCCAGACGGGAGCTGAACTCCTCGACAAAGTGCTCGTCGTTGTTCAGTGCATCACGCCCCATGCTCTCCAGTATGGCGTGTGTCAGCTCGTGCCAGAACGTCTCATGCAGTGCCGAGAGTTTGAGTGGCACACCGTGGTACGACTTACGCGCCAGTGTGATGGTGCGCTTGGCGTAGTGGACCTCCCCCATGTACATGCGTTCGCGCATCGTGTCCGCCACGTCCACGCTGTACCAGTTCTCGCCCACCTTAACTTTCTTGGGCAGTGTCAGTTGTTTCATTTGCTTTCTCCTTCTGTTTAAATTTGTTGGCCAGACTCCACAGGTCCAGCATCCTGATGACGACGATGGTGCGCCCATCAGAGTCGTTGTACATTGTTTCTTTCAGGCACTCGTTTTCCACAAACGGCCAGAACTCTTCGTACTTCATACATCACCCCTTTGCCAAACCGTAACGGCGGTGCGCACCGACCTCTGAGTTCAGCGGTATGCCTTGCATGTAGGACGGCACAGCAATCATCTGCTCCAGCACCCACTCCTTGGCTTCCTCGACCTCATCGTCCGGCACGACACAGAGCAACTCATCATGCACTGTGCCTACCACGGGGTATCTTTTGTGGACCCGCAGCATTCCGTCTGTCATCACCACACGCGCAGTTCCCTGCACAATGTTGTTCGTTATCTTACCTGCATACAGTTTGGTTGGCTTCACGCCTTCTTCACCGTACACCCAATTACTTTGCTTAGTTTCTTTATCGACTTCCCGACGCAAGTTCGGATATTTGAGCGTCATGCCCGAGGGCAAAACGATCTCCTCTTTGCGAAAGGTAACGCATTTATACACCACCTCTTCACCGCCGTAAAGTGATTTCTCAAGCAGGCTGGAGCACATGTCCCAGAAGCTCACCACAGGGTGCGCTGTCTCCCGGTAGATGTCGATGATCTTCTTGGCCGCAACGCAGTGGGTCAGCAACTCATGGTCTGAGCAGGTGTGCGGAATCTCTTGGAGCTTCTTGACGTTATCGTCCCAGCCAATGAACCGCTCGATATACGCTGCGTTGACCCCGAGCTTCTTTGCAAACGCCTTGTCGTAGCGTATGGGTGGAGCGCCAAGGAATCCAACGAGAAGCTGGGCAGCGAAAGACGCCCAGCCAAGCCCGTACCCCGCGCCGAGCAGCGCCGACTTTGCAGACTGTCTAAGGTCTGGATGGCTTTCTTTTGAAAGGCCGGGTATGTTGAACATCTGAGAACCGAAAGCGGCATAAGCGTCACTGCCAGACCGGAAGATGTCGAGCATATCTTCGTAATCCGCAAACCACGCGAGTACTCGCGGTTCAATTTGCGAAAGGTCCCCAACGACAAGCTGGTGCCCCACCGGTGCCATGATTGCTTTGCGTAAGAACGAACCTCGCTTGAGGTTTTGCATGTTGATGGCGCTGCCTTTGGCAGCAGTCCAACGACCCGTCGCCGCGCCGTAGTAGCTAAGAGGGACCGGGAGCGGCCCCCTGCCCGAGATGTCCAAGAACCGCTGCGCACGCGTGCGCTCGGTCGTAGACTTAACCCGTAGACGCGCTTCACAAAGAAGGGCAACGTCTTCACGTTCACCATTGAGCAGCGCTTGAAATAGCGCGTCATTTTTTGCGAAAGCAAACGCCTCCTTCCCAGTGGTCTTGCTGATTTTCGTAGGGGGAGTGACGCCCATGAGAGCAAGGACTTGCGCAAACTTATCGTTCGATGCAAGTGCAGTCTCTTCCACGTCGAGCTTTTTGAGTAACCCTTCACGCTTTTCTCCTTCTTCTGATAACGCTTTGATGAGCATCTCACGGTCCAACTCCAGCATGGCGTTGGTGTACATCTTGAGCGTCATGTCGATGAGTCTGAGTTCCTTGGCGGGGTAGCCCTGTACCAACCGGGCAAAGATTTCTTCACACAGGTACACGTCGTGCTTGCAGTAGTCCGCCAGCTCTCGCTCGATCTCCGGCGTCAGCTCTTGCAAACCATCCGTGCTGTACACCGCCTGTCCCTTGGGTGGCAGGCCAAAGTCCTGCGCCAGCTTCATCAAGCTGTTGCCGACCTCGATGCCGCGCTTGGCCCGGCCCATAGATAGCGTGTCGAAGATGAACGCAGGCTTGACCCCGTAGCGCCAGCAGAGGATGGACACATCGAACTGGGCATTATGGGCAAGCACCGCTGTCCTGCTCCAGTCAATGGTCGCAAGATAGTCACGCAAGTCTGCATGGCTGACCCACACGATGGGGTCGCTGCTGCCGTACTCATGGAAGCAAAACCCAAACGCTTTGAAGCGCGGGTCACGGACGTACTCTTCATTGGTCATCTTGCTGAGCGTGTAGTTCGCTCTTGACCATCGGGTTTCTGCATCGACTGTGATGATGCGGTCGTATGGTGCGCTCATTCGTCGTCCTCCTCTTCCATGTGGTCTTGAAGCAGTTGCATCTTGGCAAGGTCAAGACAGCCCAGCGCTGTGGGCAGGAGCAGTGTTTCGTCATAGCGGTGCACAACTGCAAGCAGTTCGTCCACCAACGCTTGCGTTAAGTTTCCTGAGTAGTTCAATTAAACATCTCCTTGGGTGGGGCATCGGCCGTTGCGCAGGCAGTGAGCAGCTCGGTTGCGCGTATCAGTAAGTCCATGCAGTCGTCCTCAGCAGCGCCAGCGCTGAACAGCGCGAGGGTGTCGTCACGCGAGATCAGCACGACGGCCTTGGCCTTCTCATCGGCCTCATCATTGGCGTAGCAGTCGGCCAAGCTGACCAACAACAGCGCGAAGTGGTCACGTTTTGTCTTTGGAAGGTGCAGCAGCTTATCCATTGACGCTGCCCACTTGTCTTTCATTTCTTTGTCCATGTCAACAACCTTTCTTCTAGTTCATCAATACATGTTTCGTTTACTATGCACGCGAACCCGCCAGCGGCGGCAATCGCATTCAACTCACGCATCTGTAGCGCTGTTGCTTTACCGTACCCTGCCTTGCACTCGATGGCAATAAACAGGCCGTTCTTGCAGCCGATGATGTCGGGAATACCCGAGCGCCCCAGCCCCATGCCCGGAGGCATGAAGTGGTAGACGCCGTGGCGGTCCAGCATCTTGCGCACAGCGGCTTTGACTTTCTTTTCTGGGGTGTCAGCCATGTCAGTAACCTCTTACTTCTTTAAGTTTTTTCATGTAGTGCTTGGCCTTGCCTGCGTCATCGCTGCCGTCCTTGCGCCCAGCACGCAGGCTGTACTTGATTATGTTGCCTTTAAGAAACCCAACGAACTCCTCGTGCGTCATCACTGCCTCCATGATGTGCCACGGCTGGATGGGCATGTCTTTGTAGTGGTTGCCGCTGACTTGGATGTCGTCAGCGGTTGTGCCGTTGCTGCCGTTGTTTAGGTCAAGGTTCATTTGGTTCTCAGTTGGAATGGGTTGCATTGCGTTTTCTCCTTGCTTTGGTTTCAGGTGGGGGACAATTTTCTGGGGGCACGACTATGCACCAAACGGCGATGGGCCTACCTACGCCGCCGAACCGGGTCCACCTGTCGATGTATGCGTCTGGCATTAGCTTGAGCAAGCGCCTGACGTTCTCTGGTTCTCGCTGCACAGTGTTGGCTATTGTGCCCACGTCCATGCCGTCCGAGTTTTTTCTGAGCAGCTCACGGATGGACTGCGTTGCATATGTTCTCATAGTTCGTGCTTGTTGAGGGAAGGCTTCACGTTGGGCTTGGCGCGGGTGAACGTACCGAACTGCTTGTACGCCAGCACCGCATCTTCCTTGGCCTTGGTGAACTTGCCGATGTTGGCTATCGAGCCGGGCATCTTACCCTCCTTGCGCTGCTTTTCCACAACGTCAGTGGCAAGCTGTGAGGTGGTCTTTGTTCCGTCCTCCCCCTTGGCCCTGAACGTGTGGTCTTTCATGAAGATGCTCTCGCGTGGGTTGCTGGCCCACAGGAACGGCGAGTCGGGGTGGCATTTACAAATTGGTTTTTTCATTTGATGATCCTCATAAAAGCGCCGCATCGGACGCACTTGTAAAGTGGTTTGTCTGGGACTTCTTCCCAGCGGTGTTGGCAGGTCATGTCTTGCTCCTTGCTCGTATGGCTTTGGCGCACCAATTTGCAGCGTTCCATCCCGGTTCCTCACACACCTTTGCACACGCCTCACGCTCCTCCGCTATAGCGTCAGCACGGACAAGCTCGGCAAAGTGCTCGATGTCCCCATGCAGGGTCAGGCCGTGTTCTTCAATCAGTTCAAATGCTGTTTTCATTTTTGCTCCTTAATGCGGCTTCGATGGCTTGGGCAAATGGATTTACGCAATCACGAAAGTCGCTTGCTTCCACTCGCTTCCACACTTCTTCAACCTCCTCATCCGTCAGCCCAACCCAAGGGCGCTGTGCCGTGGGATAAACAAGATGGCCGCCGTTTGCGTAGTGCTGTGCTGGCCGCTTCTGCGCCTCCATGGCCCTTTGCCAAGTTCGCAGGAA